CAACCTCACCTTTTAACGGTGGCCCCCCTGCACCTCCTGAGAGTGGCAATGCACTAGGGCTCATCGTTGATCTAGAGCTCAGAGAGGATGGCCTCTACGCTGTACCTGCCTACAACGAGCGCGGCCTTAAGGTCGTCTCTGAGGCGGGTGGGGTGCTGTGGTCTAGTCCTGAGTTCATCACTGGTGATGTATTCGACCGTAGCGGAGGCGAGCAGATCGGATCGGCTCAACTCCTCGCGGTCACCCTAACCCCTCGGCCGGCGCAGTCACATGACCGGATCGACCGAGTAACCCTTAATGAAAGGCTAGAGATGGACAATCTTGAGTCAATGTCAGTTGAGGAGCTCCGTGCCATGCTCGCCGCGAAGGACGAGATGGTTAAAGAGCTTGAGCAACAGATCAAGTCAATGAAAGAAGACGCAGAGGCTAACATCAAAGCTGAGAAGTCCGACGAGGACGACAAGGCAGAGATGAAGGCTGAAGACGACAAGGCCGAGCTCAAGGCCGAAGACGAAGACAAAGAGAAGAAGGCGGAGTATCGCAAGATGAGCGAGACCGTCGAGGCTGATGTCAACCTCCTCAATGAGGTCGCTCTACTTCGCGAGTCAATCGCAGAGCTCACCGCTGAACGTGACACCATCAAGCGTGATCAGGCTGTCAGCTCTCTCCTCAATGAGGGCAAGATCAGCCCTGCTGAGCAGACTGTCGCAGGTAAGGCTTGGGATCTCCGAGACGCTCAACCTGAGTTCTGGCAGATGTTCTCAGAGCGCGCCGCCTCTTCAGCTGTACCTCTCGGCGAGGTCGGACATGGCGCAAGCGGTGAAGAGATCAGCCGCCAGAGCCTCAATGATGCAGTGCTCGCTCTTAAGAAAGAGAAGGCGATCACCTACAGCGAAGCTATTGATATGTTCCGCGCTGAGAATCCTGACTACTACACCAAAGCTATGGGAGTTTAATCATGGCTAATACTGATAATATCGTATCATTCGTGGCGGCTGAGGCCATCACCGAGTATGCTCTTGTCTCTGTCGATGTGGCTGGCAAGATCCAAGTGACAGATGCAGCCACAGAGAATAACTGTGTAGGCATCGCTCAGCGCGCTTGCTCAGCAGGTGACTCTGTTGAGGTCAAGGTGCTCGGCAAGTCTCGCGCCATCGCAGGTGGCAACATCGCGCCAGCTACCATGAACCTCCTCATGGCTACTACAGACGGTAAGCTCATCGCATTTGACGCAGCTACTGATAAGTACGCTGTCGCTCGAATGTTACCAAACATCAACCAAGTCTCAGCATCAAGCGGTGATCAGATCAACGTGATCTTCACTGGTCCTGTCGCTCTCACTGCTGTCACTCCATAAGAGGTGAATCATGGCTAGCTCATACAGTAATCTACATCCAGTCGATCAGATCTTAACCAACCTCGTCGTCGAGGCGGTCCCATCTGATAACCAACTCATCGCGGATCAGGTCTTTGAGAGCATCACCGTACCTGAGCGCTCAGGCACGATCCTCCTAGAGGAGACGCGGAACTTCATGGGCGCTGGCGCAGGTCTCGACCTCGAGCGCGCTCCTGGTGCTTCACGCGCTACCATCGGCGGCTTCGACCGTTCAAGCCAGACCTTCAAAGCGAAGATCTACGCGGCTCAGGACTCCATCGCAATGGAGGACATCTTTGACTCTCAGTACCCAGGGTCAGAAGAGGCGCGCATCGCTAAGAAAGTTGCTCGCGTTATGAAGCTCGCTAAGGAGAAGCGCGCCGCAGATCTTCTCTTTGACGCCACAACCAACTTCGCGAGCTACACTGCTTCACCTGGCACTAAGTTCGACGCGACCGGCGCTGAGCCTCTTACCTACCTCCATGAGACTAAAGACACTGTTTATGCTAACGCTCATGGCATCAACCCAGATACCCTCATCTTAGGTCGTGACGTGTTCCGCGCGCTCGCTCGTAATCCTGAGATTCGCGGGTATGTTGGTGACAGCTCAGCGGGGATCGCTGCAGGTAATCGCATCCTCAACGATGGCGCAGTGATTCAGGTTCTGCGTGACGTGCTCGGCATCCCTAACATCCATGTAGGCGCAGCTCGTCAAGACACCGCAGTACCTGGCGCGACCTCTAGCGAGGGCTACATCTGGGACGGTGAGAGCATCTTTATGGGTATTCTTCGCGGTTCAGACGCTATCGTTCAAAAGAGCGGCAACGTTAAGGGGATGCCTACAGCAGCTCTCAATCTTGAGTTCGGTGGCATGATCGCTGGCCAATATGACAGCCTCGACAAGACTCGGCGTTATGTCTACGCCGAGGAGGTTCATAACTTCAAGCTCATCGACGCTTCACTCGGCTACGTCATCACTGACTGCTTGACCTAAGAGTGAGCTGAATGATTGAGTCAGGCCACATCCATCTGTCAGAAGATGCCGACAAGCTCGCTATTGATGATCTGTCTAGGCAGGTCAAAGGCGAGCGCGGTCCAGTGGCCTCACTCATCAGAGCACGACGCGACCAACTGAGAGCAGAGGTTGAGGCTGAGAAAGGCTTCAAGCGTGCTCTTGGTAAGGCGCGTAAAGAGCTTGTGGAGCTCGTCACGATGTCAGCAGTGACAGATAATCCACAGCTGCTCTTGGCGCTCGATGATGAACAGCTCGTTGACTTCATCCTTTCATCGGGATTAGGTCTAGCGGTCGATGACTTCATCGAGGCCACCTCTCGTATTAGATCCAGCGTTGAGACATCTCTTGAGACTGTGGGTGTTGACCTGCCTTCTGACGTGATGCCTCAACTTGATCTGATCCAACAGCAAGCCGCCAACGCTGTCTTTGAAGATGTGATAGTCCCAGACTTCAAGAAGTCTCTACGCGCATCTCTAACGGAGATGACTTTGGATATTCCTCTTGAGATCATCAAGAGCGACCTTGAGACCCAGCTTCAACGCTCAGAGGGTCGACAGCTTACCGAGATCAAAACACAGATCTCAGAGTATGGTCGATCACTGACAGCGGTGGCAGCAGAGGCGGCTGACCTGAACCACTATCTCTACACAGGCCCTAGAGATGGGATCACCCGCCCCTTCTGTCGAGCGCTGATCAACCTCGTGGTCGATGAGACGCAGATGAGCAAGCTCAACAATAATCAGGGCCGACCTGTCAAGATCGCCTGTGGTGGCTATAACTGTCGTCACTCATGGAGCCCTATCACTGAGAGCTTTATTGAGGCGGCTGACCTGAAGCGCGCCACGGCGAGCGATATTAACAAAGCCAACACAGGAGCCAAAAAGCGATGAGAAAAGCAGTCAAGGGCCAAGTCCATCACTTTGTATGGGACCCACCACAACCCTACTCAGGCTCACCAACACTCACGGTAGGCTTCAGCGCTCCTCTCACTGATGAGCTATTCACTCAGTCACGAGCTGATGTGACTGTGACAGCTGTGGCCAATGATCGGCGCACACTCACTCTAAGCGCGAGCGTTGCGACGCAGCTACAGCGCGATGAGGTCAAGGCGTTCCTTAAGACCACTCGTGATACTTATTACGCTGTGAAGGTCTCGCGGATCGGTGGCACTACAGCGGTATTGGCTGAGCCTCTACCTAGAGAGCTTGACCTCACTAGTAACGCCACTCTTAACTTCTCGATGAGCTACGTGGACATCAGCGCAGTTAAGACGGCCACCGCTGGCGTCTTCCCTTACACGATCTCATATGAGGATAATGTAGGTGGTCAGCATGTTGAGACCGGCCTGCTTAAAATCTGCGCTCGACCGTTCAACACTGGCCTAGACCATGATGAGCTTGTAGGTCGATTCGCCAACTTGGCTGATATGGTCCCACGTCGTCAAAGCGACTTTGAACCGCAGATCAGCGCCGCGCTCGATGAGATCATCTTGGTCATTAGAGATCATGTGATAGCTGATGGTGTGACTGAAGATGAGGTCTTCAATCAACAGAGCTTCAAGGCCGCTCATGCTTACTGCGCAGCTGCTAGCGTCTATGAGATGCAGATGCAGTTTGATGCCGCCACTCAAATGAGAGAGCGGTGCAAGGAGCTCCTCGACGTTGCCTTGCGATCCATCACCCTAGACCTAGATGGGGATGGTGTGGTCGATGAGGGTGAGGAGAACCTCAGGCGAAGTGGTGGTAGCTCAACTGACTTCAGAGCATCATGGCGCTCATACAATAAGA